GTTTTACCATCCTTTTTAAACATAATACTTGTATAACTTTTAACCAGCTAATTCACTAAATGATGCCCCTGTCTTTGTTGCAATAAAATTTAATCTAATGAATTCTGCTGTTCTAGTGGGTTTCAAATATAAATCACCCCATAGTTCATTACGATCAATTCTTTCAGGAGTATTAGTAACTTCATTAATCTGTACTAAATAATCATATAATCCTCTACGTCCTTTTACGTCACGTAAAAATGGTTCAATCATATTCGTCATTAACATTCATGTGATCTCATCATTTTGTTCAAATAAAAAGTATTTAGAGGCTTTACTAATAGCTTTTTCTAATACAAGAAATAAACGTCTTACATTGATTCTGTTAAATGCACTTGATTTATCTAAAAGTGTCTTTTGTCCTCAAACTACTTTACCTTGACCAGAGAAAGAAACAACTGGATTAATACCAGCAACATAAAGAGCGTCTCTATTACCTTCTGTTGGATTAAAAGCTAATCTACGAACACCTGTAAGAATTGCTCTATTTAGACCAGCAGGGGCTCATCAAGCATCTGTTACTTCATCAGTATGGGCATATAATCCAGCCATATGACCAGATAAAGGAATTCATCGATATTTTTTAGAATATTCATCAAAAACCTCAATTCAGTTTCCATAAAGAGCTGCATAAGAAGTATTAGGATTGAAAGTAGATCCGTCCTGGCCTCTTCTTCATTTTACCATATCTAAAGTTTCAGATCCTTTATTATTAACAACTAATTCTCTTGGAACATCGAGAATAGCAAAAGAATCCTTTCTAATAACTTCGGCAATATTAATTAAGTATTTTTTAACATCTACTGATTTACCTGAATCAATAAAAAGATTAACATCAATTTCTTCTGGATTAGAATAAAGGTCATAAGCTTCTATACAAGCTGCTGTTTCACCTTCTTCTATAGTAACATCAGAATGTCTTCCAAAAACACCATTATTTCCGCCTGTAAGTGCATAAAACTTTTTCATTGCTACACCAATAGCAGGATTATCATCTTCTGATGTAGTAACAAATAATGGATTAATAGCAATTTTAATATATTTACTTTCTTCATTAATTTTTGATTCTACAAAAAGACTTTCACCTTGATCATTGATTTCTGTTTCATCAGAAGAAACTATAAAAGTTTCTACATCTTCTCAAAGATTTGATCCTTGATCTTTTGCTTGAATAACAACAGTAAATTGTTTATCAGAAGTCATTGGAGTATCGTAACTAGAAATAGCAGAAAAAGCCAAACTATTATCATGTCCAACATCTCCATAATCAGGATTATTTTTATATTCTGTGTACATTGTTTGTGCTTGAGCAGAAGCTTCAGCAGAAATAGTAGTTCCTGATGGTAAATCAAAAGTTTCTGTAATAGTATCAAAGTATTTGATAGCCGTATAAAGATCATTATTATATACTAATACTCTAATATCATTACCTCATTTACCTCTTGAATTAGCCATAATTCAAAGAGGTTCATCAGCACCCATTAAAGTATCTACTTGTTCTGAAAAGAGAGAAACATCAGTAGTGCCTAATGAAGTATAAGTATAATCTTCTGCTGAACCTGCAACAGAAAAGGTAAAATTGGGCATATTATCAGTTCCATTACCATATCCTGATAAAACTTTAGTTCCAGCAAAAGTAGCATCTTCTGGCATAACTCTAGTACAATAAAGTTGTTTACCATATTTAAGATATCCTACACAAGCAAGAACATCTAAATAAGATGAATTTGTTGGTTTTCCAAAGGTATTAATTAATTCATCAGTATTAGTAACTAAATACTGTTCATTTTCTGGACCTTTATAAGTATTTCTTAAAACATTAACTGCAACAGAAGTAGCAACTGCTGGTATAGTGGTTGTTAAATCTATTTCTCGTGTATAAACTCCTGGACTTAATGAGAATGACATTTTTATTCCTCCATATAATTTACTTTTAAAAATAAGTTTCTGTAATCTTATTATTATTTATATAAATAATAATAATTTTTTAAAAATGTTGACAAATGATAAAAATATTGGTATTAATATATTAAACAATAAAAAAGGATTGAAAAATGAAAATATGTTATGATGAATTAGAAAAACATCAAATTAAACTATCTAAAAATGGTAATTTTAGATTTTGGTCTGGATCACAATGGAAAACAATTTATTATCATGAATCATGTGAAAATTGTGGACATCCTTATTTATCAGGAAAAACCCAAAGATTTTGTTGTAAATCTTGTTCAAATTCTTTTACAATGAAAAATTCTCCTGAAAGATGTAGAGAATTTATCAAAAACAGTAAAAAATCAAAATTAGAAAAATATGGTGATGAATGTTATAACAATTCTAAAAAAGTATCAAAAACAAAAAGAAATAAAAGTAAAGAAGAAAAGGAACTAACACAAAAAAGAAAAGAAGAAACATGGATTAAAAATTATGGTGTTTCAAATCCTAATAAATGTAAAAAAGTAAGAACCAAAATAGAAAATACTAATTTAGAAAAATATGGACATAAGTGTTCTTGGGGTAATAAAGAAGTAAAAGAAAAATGTTTAAAAACAGTAAAAGAAAAATATAATTGTGATGATATTATTAATGTATTTCAAATAGAAGAAATCAAAAACAAAAGTAAACAAACATTATTTAAAAAGTATGGTGTTGATAATGTTTTAAAAGACCCAAAATTTAGAAAAGATGGATATGAAAAAACTAAAAAATTATTAGAAACAATAAACAATAAATCAGAAGAAGAAAAAGAGTTAATTAGTAAAAAATTAAGTGATTCTTGGAATAATAAATCAGAAGAAGAAAAAGAAGAAATCATTTTAAAAAGATATAATACTAAAAAAGAAAATGGATCATGGGGTGTTTCTAAAGCATCACAAATATTTTTTTGGAAATTATATAATCTTTTAAGTGATGATAATAAAAAAGAATGTTATTTTTATGAATTAAACAGAGAATGTAGATTATTATCATATTTTGTTGATTTTAAAGTAGGAAATAAAATCATTGAATTTAATGGTGATAAATGGCATGCAAATCCTAAAAAGTATAATAAAAATGATTGTCCAAGACCATTAGGAAAAAGAATTCCTTCTAGTGAAATTTGGAATAATGACATTAAAAGGAATTCTTTGTTAATGGAGAATGGTTATAATATATATGAAGTTTGGTTAAGTGATGTAAAAAAATGTGAAGAAAAGGAATTACAAAAGTGTTTGGATTTAATTAATTGATAATTTCAAAATAATCATAAGAAAAGGTAGCAGAACATTCTAAATAACCTTCTCCTTCTCTATATGATAATGTTATATCATTTAATTCAAAAGGAAATACATTAACATATTTCAATGATAATAATCTTTTATGGTAATTATCATAAATTATTAAATTAGCATCAACAGAATATTCATTTATACCTAATCCTATTTTATCATTATTATTATTAATATTACTTAATCATTGATAAATTAATAATCAGTTTGTAAAGGATTCATCAACATCAAAAGAAACATTAAAAGGATTATATTTTAAATTTGAGTTAATTCTTTTTGTATCATTTCCTTGTCAATTTAACTCATCAACATTAAAGGAACATCCTGGTAATATAGTATTATATAAATGTAGTGTTAATTTTTTACTATCATTTAATGTAGAAGAGAATGGTAATTTAGGAAATGATAGTTCAAAATTATTTCCTGATGATTGATTTATTGGAAAACAGCCCATTATTCATCTCCCTGAATTATTTCATAATTAGAAATAATTTGACTTGATTCATCTTTATATCCAGAGAGATGCATTGTTTCATATAAACCACTATTATCTTTATTTTTTAGATGTAAATACATATTTTCAATTTGTTTAGTATCAGTAAGGGGTTGAATAGTATATGTATGAACAGTAAAATCTAAAGTTCAATTAATGGTTCTGTAATTATCTTCTGGAATTTCAATACCTACATCTGGTGTTACATTAGTAAGAATAACTTTACAATCAAAGTAATTATCTATTTCAGGGATATTAACTCTTATCATAACATAAGGTGTAAAATAGGGCATTATTTGTTCTAAAATTTGATCTAATTCATTATGATAAAGAGAAGATATTGCTAATTGATAATCAATGGTATAAGGAATTAAACTTTTATGATAAGAAGTCCCATCACAAGATGGAATTTTAATATCTTTATTTGTTCCTCTTTCATTAACTGTTGGAGTGATAGCAGTAATATAACCTGATATCATAGGCAATCTTTTTTCTTTTTTTCTTGTATATATTCAATGATAAAATTTTTGTTTAGGTGCATAAATTAATGGAACAGTAACATATTTAGTTATAATTCCTTCTTCATTATATTTTGCAATTTTGATATTATTGAATACATCAAGAAATCTTATAGTTGTTTTTCTTATTGTATTGAAATGAAAATAATTATCCATTTTAACCTACTTTTTTAATATATGTTTTGTAATCTGAATCAGATAAAGCACCAACTTCATAAGCATTTTCTATGATTTCTTTTACTTCTTCTTTTTCTTGTTTTGTTAATTTATTTTGTAATTTTTTATTATAAAAAATATCAAATTGTTCTTCTGGATCACCTGACATAAGAGCTGTTTTTATAATATGTAAATCTTTTTTACTTTCATTTAAATATAAATCAATTTTATCTAAAACATTCATTTTATTATCCTTTTAATCTAATGTATTATATCCATAATAAGAACCATCTACTGAATTTCCTTGATTTTCACTTTCTTCTTCTATATAATCATTATCACCATAAGCAGATAATTCTTTTGTAGTAACATCATTATTTATATCAGGAAATAATGAATTATCTGGTTCATAAAAAATCATATCATTTGTTGAATCTGATTCTTCTGCTGTTCTATAAGGTCTGCAAATAAATTCTCAAACAAGTTTTTTACCTTGAAAAATTTTACTTTCAGCACCAACATCAACAATTTCATATATATTATTATTTCATAATGTTTTAATAACATCACCTGGAACAGGTTTGTATGATAAATTACCATATTCTGTTGCAATATCTCTAATAAAAACAGATTTAGTAATTCACATATATTGAATTAAATCATCTGATGATAAACCAAATGAATCTAAAATTTGCATTTCTTCTGTTGGTTCATATAATAATTTAGTAGAAAATCCTTGTGTAAATTCTGCATTAGGGTCTTCTCCATATAAAGGATCAACATGTCCTATTTTGTCTTTGATATAATAAAGAACTGGAAACCCTGATATATCATTCATTTCAGAAGTAACAGAATCAAATAATTGATATTCATAAGTTTCTTGTTCAAAATCAAGTAACTCTAATTTAGGTTTTATATTTATATCTAATGACATTATATATCCTTAACTATAATTGCTTACTGTAACTAATTGATAGTAATTACTTGTTCCAAATATATTATCACCAATAGCATATCTTGACATAATACCTAAACTAGGCTGAAAACTATCTTGTCCTGTATTAGATAAAAATGTTTGTAAATAAGGCATATAAAAAATACCAGCATCTAATTCTGATCTTCCTTTATATCCAATTAAAAATTTATCATCTGTTCAAAAAATGTTTCTGTATAAAGATTTTCCATTTACTGTTCCAGCATAATAAATATTATCGTGTTCATTTTCATTAGCAATTGCAACAGAAAAAGATGTGCTTGATTCTAATACTGTAGAAATATTTGGAGATGCTATAATAAAATTACCAACACCATGATTAGTGTTTACTCCAATAGTATTACATTTTGAAATAACATATGGTAAAAATGAATTATATTTATCTGATTTATTATCACCAGCAATTGTACTAAAATCTAATGATCCAGTAGTAGCTTTTGATTCCATTGTTGAAATAATTTCATAATCAATTTCAGCAGCAACTTCTTTTGCTAATCCATCAATTAAAGAATCTCTTAAATTTACATTTAACATTGAAAAGATATCTTGTGCAATTTCTTCTGAAAATCTAGCTCTTAATTTTCTTACTTTTGTTTCTACTCTATCTTTTTCAATAGAAACAGAAATTTCTTTCATTGAATTCCCTGTTCCTATTCCTAATCCATGTGTACTATCTGATCCTAACCTTTCACTTGCACTTGTTTCATAACTACCTGAATATGTTGAATCAATTTCATTATATCCTAATTCATTTCCAGAAACACCATTATAAGTTTGATCTGCAATATATCTTAATGCATAATAAACACCAACAGGACCATTAATAGGTTGAACACCAACTAAAAATTTAGAAGCAATCATATCAAAAGTTCTTTTTGATAATTGCATACTTAAAATATCATATTCACCATTAACAGAATAATTTGTTCCTGTTGTATATAAATTATCTTGTGTTGTGCTTTCATTTAATAATGGTTTATTAATTGATCTATACATATTTTCCATTATTTCTTTTGAAATATTATAATAGATTGACTTCTTATCATTTTCTTTATAAAATACATCTAAATTTTTCATTTATTTCTCCTTTAACCAAAAGTAATATAACTTCCTTCAAAATTTTCTTCTTCTTTTAATTTTTCTTCTAATCTTTCTTTTTCTTCTTTTCCTTCTGATAATAAAGAATCACCATCTAATGAAATTCCTGTGTTGCCAATTGAGGAAAAATTGGCAAATTTTCTTCTTGTTTCCCCTAATATCATTTTACATATTGCTAATGAATAATCTTGTATTCATGTTTCTTCATACAAAAATTCATTTAAACTATCAGGATTATTTGATAAAATAGATCCTTCTAACATATATGTTTTTAACATTATTCAGCCAGGAGAATTAACAGTTACTTCACCACCACTTGTTTCTATTGTCATTACTTCATCATTTGGTGGTGCTGGATTTATACTTAAAACATTATTATATCTATGGTAATGCCACATATATTTATCAGCAGTATATTTATCTAAAGTATTTAAATAATCTAATGCTAAATGATAATCTATAATAGAAAAACCACCATGTTCTAAAAATCCTAACATTCCTTTATTGTATAGATAGTTTTCTATAGTAAATAATGTATTAATTCCACCAACACCAGAAGATGCTAAATCAGTCATACTAATAACTTCTGTAACACCTGATGGTAATTCATAATTTGATTGTCCACCAGATAACATCATAGTAATAAAAACTTCTTGAGTAACATTTCCAATAGCTCATTTAATATATTCTGATCTTGCTTTATTAATAGCAACATCTAATTGACTATCAGAAAGTTCTACTTTTACCATTGGATAACCAAGATGTGTTTTAATTAATTCTTTCAATTCTGATTTTATCATTTTTTATACCTTTTATTGTTATTTATGATTATTTTACTAAAATTTCACCTTCAATTTCATCATCTTTAGAATTAAAAATAATTCCTCAACCCTCATCTTCATCATTTTCTTTAAATTTTATACTTTCTTCTAATACATCCATTTCAAAAATATAACATGCTCAATATAAAGCAGATATTAAATCATCATCCATATTTAAACATGCATATCTATTATTTCCTTTATCTTGAAAATCAGTTAATTGAATAACAGTTCTTTTATCTACTATTTTTAAACTATCATCTTCTATAAGTTTTTTCATTAACATTACTGCTCTGGGTTTAGTAGTTGTTGTTGCTCTAATACCTAAATTACTTAATTTACTACCAGTATTAATTAAACCTTCATTTTCATATTCTCAATGTAATTGAGTAACAACAGCAGCACCAATACTATTATTTTCAACTAATATATAAGCATTATTATAATAATAAGATAATTTATTTATGATTTCAGAGAATTGATAGGGATCTACTGAATTACTTTCAAAAACAGCAACTTGTTCTAAATTAATAGGTTGTATTGAATTTAATTTTAATATTTGTATAGTAGAATAATGTTCTCCACTACCAACAGCACAGTCAACCCCAAAAATATATTGTTCATTTGGTTTTGGTTTTTCATAAATTCTTAAAAAATCTTTCATGTCTAATAATATAGGTTTTTTTCAAGAATCTAATAATTCTTTTATTTTATCAGTACAAATAACAGTATTGTTAGAACCGACAAAACTACACAGAATTTCTTGATTATAAAGGGTTTCCCCAAGTACATCTCTTTGTTCATCTGCTCATTCTTGTGTTCTTTCAGGGTGTTCCCATCAATTGGCTTCAATATGTATAAATTTATTTCTTCCTTGTTCTGCTTTTGTGTATAATTCATGAAATAAATCATTCATTCCTAATGGTGTTGATATAATAATTAATTTTGCTTTTTTAGAAGATGATATAGTAGGATAATTACTACTTCAAAATTCTTCTTGTAAATTATGTGGCACATGAGCAAACTCATCACATAATAAAGTACCATTAATTGTTCAACCTCTAAATGAATTTTTAGAAGTTGCAGCAGCAATTATTCTTGATCCATTTTCAAATGTAATAGTAGTTTTTGCATAATTTTCTACACCTGGTTTCATTCAAGTAGGAACTGTTTCATACATAATTTTTATTCTATCTAATACTTCATTAGCTGATGTTGCTTTATTAGATACAATACCAGATGTTTTATTACTATGAAAAATACTATATCAAAGTAAAAAACCAGCACAAAAAGCAGTTTTACCACCTTGTCTAAATATTTTACTGATAATTAATCTATTTTTATTAAATGCATCACACATTCTTTTTTGATATGAATATAATTTAAAAGGTATTGGTCCTTTATCAGGATGCATTACTTTAACATAATTACCTAAAAAATATTCAGGATTATTACTACATTTTACTAATTCCTGTATTTGTTCAGGTGTGTATTCTTCTTCTGTTCCAGGTCTTTTTACATATTCATTATATACAATAGCCATACATATTACCTCTTTTTATTATTTATATAAAAATAATTTAAAAATACTATTGACTTTTCCAATCAAAAAGATTAAACTATCTAGTATTAGATGAGGAAAAAAGAGGATATATACATATAGACTATATAGATATATAATTATATCAATAATATAGACATATAGATAGACATATAGATAGACATATAGATAGACATATAGATAGACATATAGATAGACATATAGATAATAAATATAGATAATAAATATAAATAATAATAATAAACAATTAAAGGAATATATATGCAATTATTTAAATTCATTAATGCAAAAGATAGAGATTGACCTATTAGATCAAAATGATTAATTGTATTTGATCCTACTACAGAATATAAACTTAATGGAAAAACACATGGAATTAGAAGTCATGCTATCAAGCATTTATATGAATTTGATTTTAACTTATTCATGAAATATATAGAAAAAATTAAATCTATATTAACAGTAGATACTTGTTATCTATATTCATACAAAAAAAGTTAAAAAATTAAATTCAATATCTGAAATTAATTGAAGATGATTATTAAACACATTAGATTATATTAATGATAAAATAGAAACAAATCAAAAATTAAATTCTATTGAAAATAAAATTGTTCCTATTTTGGATGATATGGTTAATCAATATGAAAAAATTATCAGAGAAAATATGAAAGGTATTAATATTGATGATAAATCGGAAGAAGAAATAAACAATCTTGTTACAAAGAAAAAGACTATTATTTTTACAGCAACACAAGGTAAATTTAACATTACTGTTTATTTAAATTTTGATAACTACACTTTAATTATCAAAGATAATGATAAAAATGCTATAACAACTATGTTTAATCTTAAATCATTAGAAAAAATGAAAAAATGATGTAATAAAAAAATGTCAATAAATATGGATGTTTCATCTGACATTTATAATTATTTTGTTAAATAAATTAATAAAGGGGTTCTTATTACAGAACCCCTTTAGTTTTTAATAAATAAATTTCTTTACTTCTTTTGCTTTAATGTTAAATACTGACATTCATATTTGAATTTCTTTAAGACATTCATTTTTACCACCACCTACTATATAACCACCATTTCACTGTTTTAAAGTTTTTGGTGATATCTCAGGTAAATAAATAGGATCTAATTCAAAATTATCTTTTCAATCATTAGGGAAGTTTTCTTCTCATTTATCTGATTCTATATCTCTTGAATCATAGACTTTATTATCCATCATAAATCTAATTGCTTTTTTAATAAACCCTATATCATCACCCATGTCCATTCATGATCTAAAAAACCCATATCCTTTATCAATTCATAGAGTATCATTATTTAATTTATCAAATAAATCAGGATTATATTCACATAATCATTGAGTAATCCCTTTTGTTGAATCATCAAATCCCATACTTTCACCATTATAAAAATAAAGAATTTCTCTTTGTTCTAACAGAAAATCTGCAAATTCTTCTATATCAAAGTTAATTCATTTTTCATAAGTTGGTTGAACATCAACCACAATTACATTTTTTGTAACTTTTTCATTTAAAAAATTAAAGAATTTCATTTTATTCAAACCTCTCATTGACCATTTCACAAATTGGGCCACGAGCTTTCTTTCCTTTCATTACTAAATTAGCAAATTTTTTATCCTCTTGTAAATATCTTATCATTCAATTCATACCATTATTTTCCTTGTTTAAATATTTACAATCTACTTGACCTGGATCACCAGTTGCTAAAAATTTTACATTTTCACCACATCTAGTCATTAATGTTTTTACTTCTATTTTATTCATATTTTGTAATTCATCTGCTATAATAACACAATCTTCTAATGTTTCTCCACGCAAAAAATTTAATGGGATAAATTCAATAAATTTTGGATTGAATATTGAACTATATTCATTTTCATTGATATTAATAAATATTTTATTAGCTGGTCTAATATTATGTAATTTAATAAACAACTTTTCCATATGCATAATAAGAGGTCTAAATTTTTCTGAAACATCACCTGGACGATAACCTAATTCTTCCGTAGCTTCTACATTAGATGTTACAACATATATTTTTTTATATTTCTTTTCTTGTAATACCTTATGTAATGCAACAGCACATGCTAATAAACTTTTTCCACTTCCAGCAGAACCACTTACATTAGTAACTAATATATCATCATCCATTAACAATTTTAATAATGCTTTTTGATAATAATCTCATGGTGTTATTTTTCATACAGAAGCAGAATCATCAACATCTTCAATTTTATTTCTTACACCAGAATAAAATTTTAAATTTCCTTTTTCATCAAAAAAGAATGTATTATTAGGATAAGTTTCTCTTTTACCTTCTTCTGTATATTGTTTAACAAATCCTGTATTAATTTCTTCTATATCATCAAAAGGATTACTCTTTTTATATCCTTCACATGTAATATTTTTCTTTATTGCTTTAAATTTAAATAATTCATCATTAGTAACAAAGATAGGGTCTTTAAATAATGATCAATTTTCTTGAATTTCTTCTAAAATTCTATCATCCATTACATCAGATACATAATTATCTTTATATAAAATTGTTATATAATCACTATTTTTATGTAATTCTTTTACTACTTTAGATACTTGAAATTTAAGATTTGGATCTCTTTTTAATTTATCCAGTTCTATTAAAACTGTATTTGGAATAAATATATTATTTTCAACTCCATTTCTTAACTCTTCAATAGACTTCTCTGAATCAATCAATATGTTTGTATCTAAAATATAATCAATTTTCATTAAAAATCCCCTTAAAAATAATTTTTTAATACAATAAAAATACTTTATTTAATCCTCCTTTTGTTCTGATATTAATTTCATAATGTCCTCTCTATTACTAACGATTACATTATTATTAACTGTTCCAATAGATTGTTGTTTTTCTCCTTTTATAATAGATTTTAATTGTAATTCCTTTTCTTTTAATTCTAACACTCTGTTTTTATATTCTAAATCAGCATCATCTCTAGCATATCCAACAATAGATGTTGTTGCTGTTGTAATAGCATTAATTAATTGAGATGATACTTCAAATAATCTTGCTGCTGTATCACCATTAGTAATTTCTTCTTCTATTTTATCTAATAATCTATTAGCACGATCTATATTAGAATATAATATATTATCAGGATCAACATATTCTTCTGCTATTTCAGTAGCATTATTTAATTCTTCTCTCATTTCTTGAACTTTTGAATTTGTATTAAATGCATTGTTTAGTGTTGAAATGTTCATTTGTGGATCTGAAACATCTTCATTAAATCTTGACATTTTATCCTCCTTATGTTATTATTATTTATATTTCAATTCAAAGAATAATTAATTTTTAAAAGGAAAAATAATGAAATATTTTAATTACAAAACTTTAATCAAAAGAAAAGATAATAAGTCTCTTAATACATTGAAATATAATAGTAAAGATATTGTTATTTTTAAATGTGAACAATGTGGTGAAATATCAGAAGAAAAATATTCTGTTATTGTTTATAGAATTAAAACAAAAGGAAAAACTTTATGTGAAAAATGTGTCAAAGAAAACATGAAAAAACTTAAATCAAAACAATCTAAAGAATTATGAAAAAATGAAGAATATAAAAATAAAGTTTCAGAAAAAGTAAGTATAGGAACAAAAAAATCTTGAACAAAACCCAGAATCAAACCTCAAAAACAGAAATATTATGATATTTTATTAGAAGAAAGTAAAAAAGAAGGATATACAATTTTAACTACATTGGATGAATATTTAATTGGTGATGCTAATGTAAAAATGTTATGTAAAAATAATCATGAATTTACTGTTACATATAAAAAATGATCACAAAATTCAAGATGTAATATTTGTAAAAACCAAGAAAGAATAGATAAAATAAACAATGCATGTAAAAGAAATGGATTAAAATGTTTAAAAGTAGAAGGTGAATGAGTTTATTATGAGTGTGATAAAGGACATAAAAATAAATCATTAGCAAGTAATATATTTCATGATCATGGTTGTCCAGATTGTTTTAGAGATGGGTCAAAAACAGAACCAGAATATCAAATTCAAAATATGTTAGATTTATTAAATGTTAACTATAGTGAACATGATAGAACAAAAATAGATCCATATGAATTAGATTTTTATCTTCAAGATTTTGATATTGCAATAGAATTTAATGGTTATCCATATCATACTGAAAAATATAAAGATAAAAATTATCATTTAAATAAAACTCTATTATGTAATAAGAAAGGAATACAATTAATTCATATATTTTATGATGAATTAGAAAACAAACCTTTAATTATTTTTAATAGATTAAAATCCATTCTTAAAAAAGAAACAAAAAGAATTTATGCTAGAAAATGTGATATTAAAGAAATAACACATAAAGAAGCAAAAGAATTTTGTGAAAAATATCATTTACAGGGATATACAAATTCATCTGTAAAATTAGGATTATATTATAAAAATGAATTGGTATCATTAATGACATTTAGCAAATATTCCATTTCAAAAGGATCTAATAATAAAGATTTTTCATGAGAATTGAGCAGATTTTGTTCAAAAAGTTTAGTTGTTGGTGGTGCAAGTAAATTACTGAAACATTTTTGTAAAAATTATAAATGAATAGAAATAATGACATTTGCTGATAGAAGATGAAGTAATGGGAATTTATATAATAAATTAGGATTTGAATTTATTTCATATACAAAACCATCTTATTGATATATTGATACAAAAAACCCATTAAAAAGAATACATAGATTTACATTTAGAAAAGATAAAATTAAACATTTAGGAGAAGGAAGTGAATGAGATATAATGAAAAATAAGGGATTCACAAGAATTTGAGATTGTGGTAATTATAAATTTGTATTAAAAAACCCCTCTTTAAATTAATAAAGAGGGGTAAACAACTAATTACTTGTTTTTATTTATGCAGAAGTAGAATCAGAAGTAGTGGTAGTATAATCCATGTTCTGGCAGTTAATCTTTACATAGTAATACTTAGAACCAAAAATCTGATCATGAATTGCATAACGAGACATAAGACCAACAGAAGGATTGAAAGAATCTTCAAACTGTGCTCTCATAGTCATTAACTGAATATAAGGAAGATATACAATACCAGTATCATATGGACTTACACCCTTATATCCAACAACACAAGAATCTGCTGTATTAAAAGTATCACGATAAACATTAATTCTTCCACCAAGAGAACCAATTCTAGCAACACCAGTCTGAGCAGTATCAACATCACCTTCAACAGGAGCTACAATAAACTGATCAAGAGTTTCTAATGCAGAACAAACAGTGGGAGAAGCAATTACATAATTACCTGCACCTCTACGAGTATCAACAGCAATACCATTAGCATTTCTGATAATTCTATTATAAAGGTTTCTATTTTTTTCCATTTCTCATCTACCATCAGCAGTAGAATAATCTCAATTACCAGAACGAGCATTAGTAGCAGCAACTGTATCAATTTTGGTAACAAGTTCTCTATCAATTTCAGCGGTAATTTCATAAGCTAATGCGTCCATCATTTCTTCTTCAAGATCAAGACCATGCATTGCTTTAATATCCTGTGCAACTTCTAAACTTCAACGAGAACGTAACTTACGGGTTTTTGCATCAACCTGTGATTTTTCAATAGTCATGGAAAGTTCTTTGATAGCAGCACCAGAACCAATACCAATACCCTTACCAATAGTAGGAGCAGTTGCAAGAGTAGAATCAGTATCAGAACCAAGACCTTCACCAGCACTTAATGCATATGAACCAGTATAAGCAGAATCAATAGTGTTATGACCAATTTCAGTACCAGATACACCATCATATTCCTGATCTGCAATAAATCTCATAGCAAAAGCAAGACCAACAGGACCAGTCATTGGCTGAACACCTACAACTTCATGTGCTAAAAGTTCTGGGAATGTTCTACGAACCATAGGAATAGCAATCTTGTGAAATTCACCATTCTGTGCATATCCACCTGCTTGTGGGTCCATAGAACCACCAGCTCAAGATGAAGTTTCATTAATAGCCTTTCCAGAAAGATAATTCATTTCATTCTGTAACATTAGAGCAGT